ACACAAAAGCATCTGATTGATCTCTCTACAAATAATGAAGGTGATGTAGGGCTTACAGATGATTTTGAACTTACAATGATTTTTGACGATATCCTTCTGGTTGAATATGTTGATGAAAATGACACCGGTGAAATTCAACGAAATGGTATATTTGTACCGACCAATGCTTTGACAAGAGCTTGGCGGAAAGCTAAAGTTATACTCGCCGGCCCTAAAGCGGAATATACAAAACCGGGAGATATTGTTATCTTTCCAAACAATCTTGGCGTTACTGTGGCTAATATTGATGTAAATGGCTCAGCAGTAAAGAAGGGGATTTTCCTTAATGAGGATAGATTGTTTGGAATTTGTAAAATAAAGAATGATAATACAAAGAGCAGCTCTTGATTCACTATTATTAAATAATGTATGTGAAATAAGATTTGTAAGACGTCGACCAAGAGCAGGAGACGGTCCTACAAGAAGAATGTTATGTACAAAATCCTACGAACTACTAAACTCAGTAAATGGTAGAACCACATTAAATTTTGCACCTCCTAAGGGTCCAATGAAAGTTAACGAAGCTCTAGAAAACGTTTTAGTTGTATGGGATGTACTAATGCAAAGCTACCGAACTATAAGTATGAATTCATGTGACCTTATTCAGCAAATTCCAACTAACGAATTTTGGGAATATTTTAATGAAAATATATACCCAATGTCTCCAGACCAAAAATATAACTTTATGAATTCATGAATGTATCTCTCGAAAAATTTTCTGATTGCATAAAACCATATTTGCTTCAAACGGTTGCTATATGTACAGACCGCAAAATTATTAGAAAAGGAAAATTACGAATTTTTCAAATCAAACAACATTATGCTAAACTAACGTTAGAGGATGAAGTAAGGACCCGTATATATGAAATACCTTATCCATTTGATATATCAACATTAGGTACAAAAACAATACTTTGCTATAAACTGGATAAATTTTTAAATGTTGGTGATCTGCAACTACAGGTTAAGTTTTTAGATTCATCTAAAAAGTCAAAAATATATAATGAAAATTTATATATAATGCCTCTTGATGAAGTTGATTTATAGTAGTATGTGACTATAATGATTGTAGGTGATTAATAATTTATTGCAGCATTTTCCAGAGGGTTATGATCCTAACCCAACACAAGTTAAGCTTCTTAAAAGTATAGATGAAGCTTTTAATACAGGAAGTAAATTTGTAATCTGTAATGCTCCGACAGGGAGTGGTAAGAGTTTTATATCTAAATCATTAGGTAATGTTGCAGAGGAGAGTCCGGATGAGTTTCGACAGTTAGTTACATCATATGCAGCTTATAAAAGGACACAAACAGGTTATACATATCAGGATGAGTGTGATGAAGCACCACCTTTCGGCTGTTCAGCTTTAACTATTACAAAGGCTCTACAAGACCAGTATAAAGATTTATTCGATGAAACTGCAGTAGTTAAAGGTAAATCAAATTACCAATGCGCAATTGATGAACGTTATTCGGTTGATGTAGCGCCATGCTTACATTCCACTAACTTAAAGGCAGACTGCTGGTCGAAAAATAAGTGTACATATTATGAAGCGAGGAACAAAGCTCTAGTATCGCAGTTTAATACATTAAACTATAATATGTTTTTTGCTTTACCCAACCATCTTAAGAGGAGACAATTTTTGATTTGTGATGAAGCTTCAGAGTTAGAGGATCAGCTCGTTAAAGAATTTACCTGTAAAGTAGATTATAAGTTTCTAGTACGGATGGATATTAATGTTAGACCATTAACTAAACGCATGTCTGCAGTAAAATGGTTGACTGAATTACAACTTGATCTTACTGACAAGATTGATGATATTAAAGATATTTTAGCTGTAAAAAAGACGAATAATAAAAAAGCTATTTTAGATATTACTACAAATATGCAAAGGTTGATGAACTTGCATAGTAAGGTAGAGCAAGTAACAGATGCGTGGCAAGAGTCTGAATATGTTTATGAGAGAGATGATACTGGTATAACGTTTATGCCCTTAAAGGTTGATAAATTATCATATAGATTATTTGATTATGCTGATAAAATTATTTTAATGTCAGCTACAATAATTGATCCAAGTAATTTTTGTAAGACATTAGGTATTACCGATTACAAATATGTAGAAGCTGAATCGAGTTTTGATCCTAAGAAAGCACCTATTGTGTGCAATCCAAAGTATAAGTTAAACTACCATACTATGGATAAGTATTTACCACGTATTATTAAGCAAGTTGCTGAAATATGTAATCATCATGCAAATGATAAAGGAATTATTCATTCTCAAAATAATAGTATTACAGCTAAACTTGGAACCATGTTATATGGTGATAGGTTTTTATATCGTGAGCCTGGTGTTAAAAATGAGGATATTCTAGATAAGCATATGTCGAGTGCACTCCCAACAGTTCTAGTTTCACCATCTATGTCGTATGGAGTTGACCTAAAGGGGGATCTAGCAAAGTTTCAAATACTTATTAAAGCACCATTCCTACCTACGAAAGATGTTAGAATAGAAAGAATGATGAAAAATGATTTTGATTGGTATCAAAATAAAATGCTATGTTCATTAATTCAAGCATGCGGTCGCGGTGTAAGATCTAAGAAAGATACTTGTATTACTTATATTTTAGACGGTACAATTGTTGACAGTATCTTAAGATCAAAACATAAGTTACCTAAATATTTTTTGGAACGCTTTGTTTAGTATTAAATATATATAGCTTTGAAAAACTATACTTACAATTTTGAAGTTAAGGATCTCTTAACTCAGTTTGTTGCAGCATTTGATGATACAGTTGTTAAACGCTATGACAAAAATAACAATGCTCGTCAAGAGGTAGCTGTCAGATATGTGTTCGCTCCTAAGCAGCGTATAATGTACGATATAGTTAATAAAGCGCAAAATATAGAACTACCGGTAGTTGCCATTGACTTGGCGGGTATCTCATATGATACCGAACGTGTGTTTAATAAACTCGATAATTTTGAAAATTACCGTAATTCTAATTCTTCTTCATCTATTAGAACACCAACTCCGGTTAATCTAAAAGTTAACATGTCTATACTTTGTAGATATATGCAGGATATGGAGCAAATTATTTCTAATTTTGTACCGTACTCAGATCCATATATTATACTAGCATGGAAAGAACCAGTTTCATCAGACGTTAATAATACTATAGAGATTAGATCGGAAGTATTGTGGGATCAGGATATTAGTTTAAATACCCCGACTGATACAACCTATAGTGAAAAATTTAGAATTATCGCTGATACCTCCTTTACAATTAAAGGTTGGTTATTTAGAAATAAGAATGAAGAGAACACTCCTATATACTTTATTGAAAAGAATTTTATAAATGTAAGACCTGACTTTAACCTTAATCGAGGTCTTTCATCATTAGATTATGAGACGTTTTTTGAGAATATATCATCAACTGTAGGGGACGTTGATACAATTACCCTTTCAGGTATTCCTGATATTACAAATGTATATTTTAATACTTCAGGTTCACTACTACCTATAGATAGTCCAACAACTATTGTAACTAATACTTCTTCTGGTGGTAGAAGTTATACGCTATATGGTAATAACTATGATAACACAGAGTTTGTAATGCTCAGTTCTAACAGCGTAATTACAACAGGTTTCACTGCAGTAAGCACAACTTATACAGGTGAAGTAAGCGGTTATATTCTACCTTCTAGTCAGTGGAATGTACTTAATAATCAAATCCTCAACATCATGATACCAGCACTTACTGCTTCTGGTAGATTTGATGTTATTGTAAAAAACCCAGCGGGATGGAAGACTTCAGCAGAAATTGATGGCTTCTACTTCACCGCAGAATAAATAACTAAAGATGGCTGATACTTCTCCAACAAATGACGGTAGAGCTGCTACTTTTGGCAGAAATCTCGTGAGTTATATCTCGGACAGATTACCGTATGCAAGTCAACAAGATGACTCTCTAAATACCAAATATAAATACTTTTCTAAGCATGGTACTCAACGAGCGGAAGCGTTAGCAAAAGCATCCGTTACATCATCTAATCCTTATAATAATATTCCAATTGGGGATTTTGGTAAAGATGGTTCTTTCCAGGATGTAATGTATGCATCGCTAGATGCTGATAAAGGAGGCCGGATGCGAGATTATCGTGTTATGGCTGCTTATTCTGAGGTATCTGACGCTTTGGATGAAATATGTGATGAATGTATCAACGTTGATGAAAATGGCCGGGCAGCAAAAATTCATTATGAAAATATAGATTTATCGGTTGATGATAAAAAGAAATTAGATTTAGAATATGATAAATATATTGACTTCTTTGAGCTAAGATCAAAAGGGTGGCAGTACTTCCGTCAACTATTAGTTGAGGGAGAAGTATTCTTCGAATTAATTCTACATGAAAATTATACACAAGAAGGAGTTTTAGGTTTAATGAATATATCAGCAGAGATAGTTGATCCTGTTTACAATAATATTCAAAATATGCTAGTTAAAGGCTATATTTACAAAAAACCTATCTTTAGTACTACTCAACCGGATAAAATTGAAAAAACCGAGATGATACCAATGGAGCAAAATCAATTGATTTATGCTAACTCCGGAGTTTATAATGAAACAAAAGATTTTGTAGTACCGTTTCTAGAAAATGCACGTAGACCCTATCGACAATTGTCATTAATTGAAGATGCAATTGTTATTTATCGGTTAGTCCGGGCCCCTGAACGATTAGTTTTTAACGTTGATGTCGGTAATATGGCTCCTCCGAAAGCAGAAGCGTATCTTCGTAAACTTATTCAAAACTACTGGTCTAAAAAGACTTTTGATAATGATCAAGGTAGTGTTGTTAATAAGTTTAATCCACAATCAATGCTTGATGCGTTTTGGTTTGCTAAACGTCAAGGATCTGATGGTACATCAGTAACTCAACTACCAGGCGGTGCAAATCTTGGGGAGTTGGCTGATCTAATGTACTTTATTAAGAAGCTTTATCGATCACTTAAAGTACCTGCTACTCGAATAGATCCAGAAGATCGCACAGTTGATGGTACAACCGTACTTCGTGAAGAACTCAAGTTTGCAAAATTTGTTATTCGTCAGCAACAACGATTTGCAACTGCCATCAAAAGAGGGTTTGTTACCCATCTTAAGCTGCGAGGTTTATGGGATGAATTAGAGCTATGTGAGACCAATGTTGAGATTATATTTAATCCTCCATCAAATTATTTTGAGATGCGTGAATCTCAAAAGCTAGAACTAAAAGCTGCTAACTTTAATTCCCTTGCAAGTAACGAATTTATTTCTGTTACTTATGCACAAAAGAAGTACTTGGGTTGGAGAGATAGAGATATTTTAGCTAATCGTGAATTCCTACGTAAGGATGCAGAAATGCAGTGGGAGTTAGCGCAGATACAAGCCGCGGGTCCAATGTGGAAAGAGCAACTTGCAGCGTCTTCTGGGGCTGATGCTGAAATAGGAGGTGAAGGAAGTGGTGCAGCCGGTGGTGGTGAAGGTGGTATACCTGATTTTGGTGGAGGTCCTGCTGATACCGGTGAAGCATCTACTGCTGAGGCTGGCGCAGAAGAGTTTGATGCAGCGGCAGAACCAGGTCCTGATGCAGGAGCTGATACTTAAATGTTAAAAAAGCCGCTCCTATAGGAGCGGTCTTGTTTAGTTAATATTTATTATAGACTATCGTCCCAAACTAATATAAGATTGGAGCCACGATTTTCTAAAATTTGAGTGAGTACAGCACCACTAGTAGGTACTACAGTAGTATTAATAAAATTTGCGAGATAAGCTTCAGTGTAACGACCGTCTGGTTGCCCACTTGTTGCTGGAACTATAGTTACTTGGTAAGCCATATCAATATTTAATACTTTATGTCTTAGATACCATATTTTTAGGCACCTTTTTCACTGCAACCGATTAAATAAATGTATGGCATCTGCATGTGAAATAACTCCCCTCTCAGCCTTTTTGTCTACAAATCTTAATAATAGAATTGAAACTTATGGTAGGTTAGGTGACAGAATTAAAAGAGCTTTAGGTTACCCTGTTGTATCGTTAGAAATACATTCTGATCAGTTAAATGAAAATATTCAGATAGCCGTAGAGTATTTTACTAAATTTGCTGGATATTCAAGAGAATATATGATTTTTGATTCTAATTTATATGAAACTAATAAGGGGATTAGATTAGATTTATTATATACATTAGCTAATACCGACTTAGACTCTACAGCTAAAAAAGTAGCTGGTACTAACCCACTCGGTCCTAGTTCAGAATTTTATGGTAAGACTCCAGATATAGTTTATACTTCACAAACAGAAGTTTTATCATCAGTGTTTGCAAGCTCTTCTGCATTATCTGCAGACTTTGTGGATGGTATAAGTGAAGGGGAATTGTTTGATCATACACTTACAAACACAATTACTGCTTTTAGTAATTCTCTTTCAGCTACTTTTAAGCCTAATGTACGACGCACATTATCACGCGCTGGGGCCGATAGTGATATGACAACGTATCAAAATGTATATGATTATGATGTAATGGACTACAGAAAGGTTATATCAGTTACAGATTTTGAAGAAGGTTCAAATACTGGTATCAATACATTATTTACTTTAGAACAAACCATGGCACAACAAACATACTTCTCATACGCCATGGGTAATTATGGATTTGATTTGGTGTCTTGGTATACTCTTAAAGAATTTATTGATACTCGTGAAAAAATGCTAGCCCTTAAACGAGATCTTGTTTTTGATGAAAGATCACAATACCTGAAAATTTATCCACAACCGTTACATGAACGCTTTTATGGGGTAATTTCTTCTTATTTGGAAAAACCAATACGAGATGTTATTAAAGAGCAATGGGTATACGAATATGCATTAGCTTTATCAATGATTACAATAGGTAGGGTACGTGGCAAATTTGGTCAGGTAACTCTACTTGGCGGAGGCTCCCTTAACTATGATTTATTACAAGAAGGTCAGCAACGTAAAGCAGAGCTTGAACAGGAGCTTATGACTGGTGCAACGTCTGGATTCGGTAGTAATGACCCTGTAGGATTTATTGTTGGTTAATGAATAAGAATAGAAAATATAGACAAGGAATATTTGTACCGGTCAACCAAAAAAAGTTTATAGGAGATCGTGCGGTTTATAGATCTGGTCTTGAGTTAAAATTCTTTAGATTTTGTGATAATAACGAAAAAGTCTTAAGATGGGGATCTGAAAATATTAAGATACCATATT